ATTTATTTTACGAGAGAATGTTATCCAGAACAGAGAAAAATTATATAAATCTTTTTTTGGTGTGTTCCCTACATTTGACATGTTCAACCAGGTTATGACCAGTTGTACAGAAAATTACGAATGCCTCGTACTGGATAATACCAGTAAGTCCAATAAAATAGAGGATTGTGTGTTTTGGTATAAAGCTAAAGTACGTAAGAATTTTCGGGTTGGTTCGCCTGCACTATGGGCTGCTCACAACAAAAACTACACTAAGGCCGGCACGGCAGGTAATGCCAAGGGTGACCCCAACGCTGCGATGAGAAACCGTAGCTCACAAAAAGTAAGCATCAAGAAACTCGCGTAAATAAAAAGGAGAGTTTTTATTTGTGTAGAATAGATGACAAGTATTGAAACACTCGACTTTAACAATGGTGATGATGGAATGGTCGACCTCCCCAAAACTGACAGGGTGAGCAGGGACGACACCTATGAAACTCAACGCGAGTTATCGGATACAAAAAATAATATTGATGATACTCAAAGTGAAATGGATCTCGCAACACCCCTCAGCGAAGTGATGGGCGAGCCCGAACACCTCGAGCAGCAGATGATGATGCAGGCACCTTCTGTGAATATGATGCAGCCACAGGCACCTGCACCCCAGCAGGTGCAGCAGAAACCCAAGGCCGTGTCAAACCCTGGTAACCTCACCGACGAGCAGCTCGACGCCCTTCTGGTAGCAGCAGCGGCCATGTTGGCATTTTCGACCCCGATTCGTGAGAAGATGCTCCAGTACACACCCCAGCTGTTTACGGACCAGGGTGCTCGTACCCTGGCGGGTGGTATCGCCACGGGTGTGGTGGCGGGGGGTGTGTTCTATGGTGTAAAGAAGTTCGTGTTAAATAAGTAAATAAGTAAATAAATTAAATATATAATTATTAATCTTGTAATGATTAATAATTATGTAAAAGCTTACAATTTGAAGAACATCGGGCCTTTGCCGAATTGGAGGGACAGGTACATACCAATCGCAAAAGCGATGGCTACCATGAGGTAAACAAGGGCTGACATGCCAGTGTTACCCTCGGCGTCGGGGTCACGCAATTTCTTGCGCATACCTTTGTCCACCGAGAATATTGCTAATGTGAGGAATGCTGCACCGAAGGCAACGGCAAATGTGCCAGGGCCAGGGAACTGCAGTTCGTTGGGATAGTAATGGGCGATGCTACCAACAACCATCACGGGCATGATAAGCATCACGGCCTCACGGAGGTACAGGCCAAACCGGTTCACTATCATCATGAGCATATACGAAATAAGAATGAGAAAATACAAGGCGGTCGGTGTAATTGGGGCTATTCCGCCCTGAATACCATTGGCTACGGGGAAGGGTATGGCGAGAGGTGCCGGTGCATTAGCTATCTGGTTAACCACATTATTCACGGCATTATTCACGGTCTCCATCTTTATTATTAGTCCCTTATTTTTTTCCCGCAAAACTCTTTGTCCTGGACGATTGGTGTGTACATGTCGTGCTCGACTGCAATGTCTCTCAATTCTTTGAAATTATCCCAAAAATTTTCAGAGTGTTTATATTCCTCTACTGTGCTGTGAGCCATTTCGTGAAGAAGTACGTGAAACATTGAATTTACATCGCCATCTACGCATATAGCTATCTCGCTGCCCTTGTTGATGTTGTACCCAAGGTCTCCCTTGGTATTTGTGCCTGTCAGAATACTCCTTTTTTTCAGGTGAGTATATTTGTCTGGTAGGATTTTCAAGAATTCTGTATATTTTATTTTTAAATTCTTAAAATTCTGTGGCTCTTCGAGGGTTCTGACTGAGTATAGGTTCAGTACCAACAGGATCACAAATAAAATCCACTTTGTCATTATTATATACGGAGAAAACAAAATTTGCTGTACATGTCAGATACCGTACCCATGGGTTGGTCGAGTAGTGGCGACCATTCCTTCATGAACCACCCGCTATTTTCCAACCAGGTTATGAGGACATCCTTGTATGCAATTGGTTCTGGTATACATTTACCGTTATAATAGGGTGTGTCTACCAGCATGACATCAACTTTCTCACCCACATTACCAAACCCCGTGTGGGACTTATTTCGCTTTATCACATTTCCCAGTTTATCAGAATAATCGGGATTGCCCAGAACAAAGTCGGAGTCTGGGATACATCCGATCAACAAGGTACCCTTGTGCGCACGTTTGGTTATTTCGACCAGACATTCAACCATGTACGGCCTTGACGCAAAAATATATTGCAATGAAAAATTGAAACACAGTATATCGAATGATTCTTTGGGTGCACCTTTGATGTCGCCAGCTACAATGCGCACTTTCATCCCCTGTGCTTCGGCTCTACGCTGTGCCTCTTCGAGTGGTGGTGCATTGGGGTCACACATAGTTAACAACGCATCCCTGCTTTTCCACTTAAGAATATCGCCACCCTGGCCACACCCAACGTCAAGTACTTTTGCACCCCGGGGGACGTATTTAGTGATGAGTGAACGTTTGGCGCCGTTGTGGAGTTTCCTAACGGCATCCATAGTTAAAGATATAATGCGTTAATCTTTTAGATGCCTTCACTCGAACAAGATTACACAACTGTACCCGGACAGCTTTTTTCATGCCTTTCTATCGTTGGTCCCGACTGCCCACAGAAAACCGACAAGTTTGGTATTAAGATCCGAGGGTCTTTCTCTACCCGCGAAGAGGCTGCGAGCCATGCAAAGCGCCTGCAGTCCGAGGATGCCACGTTTGATATCTATGTAGTTGACATGTATAAGTGGCTTCTAATCCCCCCCGACAAGGACCACATCGATGATGTCCATTATGCGGACAATAAGCTCGAGGAGCTCATGCAGGGTTACAAGGATAACCAGTCCGCTGCCAGGCGGGAGTTCGAGAGTCGCAAGAGGGATGCAATGGAGGTCAAGTCCCCAATTGCCGAGGGTGAGGAGATGCCCTACCTTGTTGCGGGCGACGAGAACTCGAAGTTCTACACGAAGCCCGATGCTGCGCCTGATGTACACCCTGCCGACGTTCTTGAGGATATCAAGAAGGAACACCCCGACCTGCCCCTCGAGGAGCAGATCAAGTTGGCAGACACGCGCACGGCCGATCTCAACAAGAAGCCCGAGGAGACACCCGAGGCGGAGGAGGCCTCACCTGCATGTGCTACCGTTGGGATTTAAAATAATACTAATAAATAAGAAATGTACTTCATTGCGTTGGCATTAAATGTCGTGACCATCGCAATTGTAGGCACATTCGCTTTCTTTATATACCTTTCATACCTTAACAGGCCAGAGCCAAATATTAGACCCATCGATGTCATGCGTGACATAGTCGGCGGGCAGTCTGGCCACGCCCGCATCTATAAGGTCGCCCCATTCAAGACCCTACTTAAAGGAAACACAGGTTCGTTTGTGCAGAATGAAGATGAGGACCATTCCCGTCTTGGAGGTAATATGTTTGATTACATTCAAGGCAAGAAGCCGTGGGATGGCGAAAAGGATGCCAATTTTGGGAGCAGGGTTTAGCGAAGCTTACCAACTATAAAGCCTATTACAAACACAATGGCCATTACCACCCATGAGGTTACCCCGATGGATGAAAATGGGTCCCAGTGTGGAGAAGCGGGTACTGCTGCGGGTGGGTCCTGGTAGTATTGTTGCTGGTGCTGTGGGTAGTACTCCTGCTCTTGTGGTTGCTGCATCATAGGCTGGTCGTCGCGCATAACATCACCGATTGGGGTTGAATCCAGATCGGCCGTGTCATCGACCTGGTTAAAGATAGGGGAAATGTCAGAATCCATTAATATGTGGGTTGTTTTTTATTATTGATATTTCACTCGTCGCCTGTGTCGTCGCCCGTGTCGTAATCTTCACTGCCAGAGGAGCCGGTGGAGTCGTCGTCGCCACTGTCGTCAGATGCTATAAAGCTATCATCGTCATCATCGTCGTCTTCTGACATACTAATTGTAGACGATACATCAGAATCATTACCGTCCGAGTCATACTCATCGTCATTGAAGTCATCCTCTACCTCCTCATCTGGTGTCCACTTCACTGGCTTCTTCACATTACGGCCTGAACGTGTCTTTGTAGGCATACTGTATACGTTGTGCGTTTACTGTTTAAGCCACTCTACAAGAAGTTTATCGGCCAGGTCATTTATTTCGGTTGGTACAGACGAATCTGGCTGCTCCACCATCAAAGCGACATTCCTTAGGCTTTCCACTGCATTCCTGGCGTGGAATGAGCTGTGGGTCCTCTTTGCCATATCCATCTTGGTGTAGTATTCCATATAGTAATCCTTGTCTATACCAGAATATCGATGGATTTCCTCCTGTATAGCCTGTATTTCGGGGTAATCGTGCCCGCCAAATATTTTTTCTGGTAACGGGTTGGTCGTGAGCATGACGATAGCCACAACGAATATAATGAGTGCCACGACAGTAAGCATACCTATAAAATACCAGGAATATTTTTAGAGTCAAGAAAATTATACTTGTACTTGTCTGGGTACAGCTTTTTGTGGACATCCTTGGTAACCATATGCTTTTGACCCATAAAATGCTCACAATGTCCCCTTTTCCTGTCTACGTCACATTTGCAATGACATTTCTGATATATGTGGCCATTCTTATTGATCACAAAATATACGTGGTTATTAGAATGCCTGCCCATTTTGTTCTCGCAATACCTGGACCCAGTATTTAACAGGTATGTATCTTTGAATTTAAAAATGTTCTTAACCTCCGTCCGCCCCTGCCCTTCAAGATATTTCCTAATGAACCTTTCTGCCATGGAGTACAGTTCGGGGTCTTCTATACTATTTTCCATCTGATTCTGGTTAAACCCACCTTCCCGTCGCTTTGACTTCACAGACCTCACACAGCACAATTTGAATGTATCTACCGATGGCTTTGAATCCACCTCCCTGACGTTTCCACTCGGGGAAACTATGCAAATGGGGATATAATACCCTTCCACTCTCTTTGTCCTGTGTTCGTATTTATAGGACCACGGGAGCCTGATACCCGCGCGGTAGACGGAAGCATCGACACTACCATTGGTAAACGGGTTGATTTCTTCACGTATGCGAAGTGCATCTACCAGGTTAGTCACGAAATCATACCACACCATGTGGATCCCCGTCTTCACCTTACCGTCCGACGTCTTCTTGGGTTCTGCAATAAGAACAATGGCAGGCCCCTCGTCTACGTGGTGAGTGATGGTTTTTACCATCTTCATCATTTCGTCCTCCGTAAGTGCCTTGTCAGCTTTATAATCGATATCAACGAAAAATCTAAAATTTTCTTGATTATTTTGTTCTACCAGAAACATTTTACTGCCTTCGTTGTTCACAGAGTCTATATACATCTGTGCGAATTCATTCGTTTTATCTGGGGGAACAAAGATAGACCCACCAGTCATGGAAACATGACTGATATTCTTCTTGTTGTGGGGATAATATATTTGTAGTTGTTCCATTTGACTTATATATAAGGCGCCTGTATTCTTTAAAATGATGAACCGCACCTGCTGGCGAACGACAGTTTACCACCCTCTTTCGTCTCCTTCCATTCTTCGATCAAAGTAATTAACTTTAGAACAGAATGGCCTTCAAACTCTGTATGCATGTCTACATTCTCTTCGTCGGCAGGGTCTAAACCCATTAACTTAAACAATCTCATAATATAATAGTCTTTGGTCATTATTACTATACTTAAATTAAAAAATCAGTGAGAATTTTCTCAAATTCAGTGTTACACAGTACCGTGTCCAAAATGAACGGCCACACATTGCGCTGCATGAACTCTGGGTAGGTGTCAAAGGACAAAATGTCATTCTCGTCAAATGCTTTCCTGATCGGGATTTTATTGCGTTTTCTTATGTCCATTTTAGCCTTTTCGATGTTAAAATTTTCTACTACCCTGTTGCATTCGGCTATTGACATATCCTGGATGAAAGTGTACACGTGATGGGTGCACGTGACTTCCAGCCCCTCCCTGCGGTCTCTCTCCAGTTCTTCTGGAGACCTTAATTTTGTCGTAAATTTGAAATATTTGTACAAATCGCCTGTAATTCGGAACGCCCCCCTGGTCTCCTCGTCTAATTCCCGTAGGGCACATTTAATGGGGTCGGGGACTTCGCGTTTGCGGCACCCACCTGTGATAAAAGTCCATTCTTTGAATCTTTTATCACGGACTGTAAGAATCCTGTTACCCAGGGGTGTGCGTATAATCGGGATGATGATACATTTATGACGCTGGTCGAACTTCATACTGATTACTGGCTATAATTTAATTAATCTTGTTTTACATCGGTTTCTGCGATTTCCTCGACCTCTTCGTCGTCGCCTGCGCCATTCGTATTATCCTGGAGACTTTCAAATGCCTGGTGGTGCATAGTAACTGCCCGCTCCATGTCGTTCACACGGGTGCGGGTTGATGTAAGTTCCCTGTTAAGGTAGTAACATATCAGCAAGGACGCAACAATTCCACCGACAAGGACTGCAAATCTGTTTTCCATTTGGTATATTCAGATATACAATTACACGCCAATTATCGCACCCTGGTACACCTGTGGATGGCGCTTTGGGCACCCGTAGTCAGGGTTACCAAATTGAACACCCCTGTAATGGGCGTTCCTGCACTGCACAGGATTTTCTGCCATGTGCTTGTCGTTGGAACAACAGGACTGCCCCGCCCTGGCCTGTAAACTGTTGGTCTGTGGAATTTTTTGTGGGCTGTAGGTCAAACAAAAAATGAATGCAGCCAGGAACAGCCAGGGAAGTATTCGCATTTACTATTAATTGCCAAATAAAATCCCACCCATGCCTGAGCTAATCTGTAGTATGTTGTAACTGCGAGCATAAATAGGCGAGGTGATTTTTTTGGTAGCTACTAACTTCGCCGTGTCTATGCGTGAAAAGTTACAAGTACCTGACGTTTGGCCGCCTTTCCCAGACGTGTTTAGGCAGAATGGGTACATAAAATTTATATTTGCACCAATATCTCTCTGTATATCGAGGGTAGTGTATGGCCAGGTTGGTTGGGTTGAGACAACCACATTCAAGAGGGGGTCGTGTGAATCCCACGAACCAAACTCGGTGTGGTATATGGTTGGGATGATACTGTAATGTGGGATAACTTCCTTGTTGTCTACAACATCCGTGCCATTAATCTGCAATCGCAGTTTGGCGGATACATTCCTGGGGTTATCGCCAAAAATATCCACACTCCCAGATTTACCAAAAATGAACGAAACTGGGTTATTGAAAACTAAATCAACATCAGTAGTATTTGTGTCTTCGATTTCCTGGTGTTGTGCAATTAGCATTGTTACCTTGTTATTGTCGGCAGAAAGGCGTGTGCGGTCAGATTCGTCCAGGTAGATGTAGTTGGCCCACATTTCATAGGTTGTACCACTGGCTGCGGGGGTAGCTCCCCATGTGATACGTATAGTTACTGCGTGGTACTGCAGACTAACAAGTGGCAGTGCCATACACCACTCCTCACAGAAAAAGAAACCGAGGGGGTAATGATATTTGCCATGAAACCCCAATTTACCATTCTTTTCACTCCCTCGGTGAGTTTTGGTATATTTAGAGTTCATATTCCTCATGGAAACCAGTTGGTCTGTCGTTATACGGTCAACCATCTGTTCACCAATAAATAACTCGATTTTATCGATGTCATCTGAATTGATATCTGGCTGAAGCACGCCATTTGTGCGCTTCGTGAGGTACATGTAGGACAGCATATCTCCCTTCTTCTGAATGGTGACCGTAGAGATACCAGCGTTCCCAGGGTTTCCTTCAATTATCTGTGTCTGTACGTCCTGTGCAAAATTGGTATGGCGTTGGTAGGTTTCCCTAAAAAAGGTAATCTTGGGGTTATCTGTTATGTATGCATCCTGTGCACCCTTCGCGATGAGTATAGGTATAGACCCAGACATTTCCTACTTAATTAAAGGTTTCTTTTTTTTAAGTAGGAAATATTTGTTAATTAACACAAGTTGTGTCTTAAGCATGTGAAACGGAATGTTAAGAAGTTGAGGCCATCGTCTGTTAGCGCAGCCCCTGTGTGGTCGTACAGTTTAATTGAAAGTTTTGAAAGGTCCCTGATAGGGTCAAAAAACTCGGCCGCTATGGGGTATCGGTTATAGAAAGTAATGCGGGTTTTTGTCGTATGGTCCTCGTTATACACTACGCCTATTGTTTTCCGGAGAATGCTACTGGTTGAGTTTAATTGGTGGGAACCGTCGCTGTTATCAGCGGGCTGTTCCACTGCATAATCGTTAAAGCGTGTTACCAGTTCATCTACGGCAATATACGCAACATTTGAAGAAGCACACGATAAACTGGCAGTCACCAGTTCGGCTTTCACGATGTTCTTCACGGGTGTATTGAGAGTACTCACAAAGTTGACATTACTGGTGGCACCAAAGGAACTCACCTGGATAGAATAGATTTCGCGTGAGCAGTCCATGAGTTATTAATATTACTCGAGAAGATTTCCGCCAATTCCTGACTCGATGCTGTAACTGTGCATAACGTCGTTGACGTACTGTTGGTCGCCACAGATTCCACCCGGGGTCAAGCTCTTCGAATAATACCCGCCATTCTCCATACCGGGGGTGCACTCGATACTGTAAGGGAGTTCACGAAGACCCTTCACAACATCGTCGCCTGTCTTGGGTGCAGAAGTTGTCAGGGGGGCATAGGTCTCCTTGGATTTACCACATCCATTCATGATGATAAAAATAGCGGCGGCGGCAAAAGCACCCATGATAAAAGATTCCTGTCGGTTATTCATTGTTTATTATTACAATATAAAATTTTTGCGTTAAAGGTTAGGGAATTGTTTCATATATTGTATAAAGGCGAATCATGTCCGGTGAAATTTTTATCGAAAAGGATGACCCCGAAATGCATTTGAGCGGTAACGAACAGGCCCTTCTGGAGGAAATTGAAATTGGGGGGTCCCGATCATTCCAGATGGGAGGTGACAATCGCCCCACCCGACACCCACAGGGCCGGCCTGAACCTTCGCTCGACGACCCCATGGCTTTCATGAACCCCGACAAGCGGCAGACACCCAGGCCAACTGTGACTACCGAGGCAGCCGCTGATTTCGACGACGAAGACGATATGCCGGAGCCCATGCCATCCTATGCACAGGCACCGGACGATGGGCCAGCAGACGGGTTCAATACCGTGGAAGACGAAAAATCTGACCTGCTTAATAAATTGGGCAGGCTGGCCCAGAAGAAAGGAATCCACGTGAACAAGAACCTGAACATGTACTCGGGGATCGACGAAATCCGGGCAGAAATCAAGAGAGCCAAGTATGGCTTGGAGGTTGACCAGTCTATCCGGTTTTCCAGGAGAATGCTTGTGGCGTGTATCACGGGTGTAGAGTTTATGAATAAGCGGTATGACCCATTTGACCTCAAACTCGACGGATGGTCAGAAACTGTGATGGAAAATGCAGATGACTATGACGAGGTGTTTGAAGACCTGTACGTTAAGTACCGATCGTCTGTAAAGGTAGCACCAGAGATCAAACTCATGATGATGGTTGGTGGGTCTGGGATGATGTTCCATCTTACGAATAGCATGTTCAAGTCGGTGATGCCCAACGTGAATGACGTGATGCGACAGAACCCTGGGTTGATGCAGAATATGATGAGTGCGGTGCAGACAACTATGGCAAACCCGGGAGCCACACCAGCGTCGGGGATGGACGCCCCGCCCGTCACAGGTGATGGGAGGAGAGAAATGAAGGGGCCGGGCATTGACCTGTCGTCCCTGATGGGGAATATGATGATGCCACAGCCACCCCAGTCACAAAATACCTATTCGGGGGACATCGGGGAGAACAATGCGGTGCCGGAGGATGATGAACTCTCCGATATTGTGTCTGTAATTTCCACGTCGGATGTGGGTGACCTCAAGAGTGTCAACATTTCGGGCGGTGCCAAGAAACGCAGGGGGCGCAAGAAGAAGGTAGACCAGAATTTAGTGTCTATCTAAAAACTTATATACCTGTATAGTATAAATGAACCATATAGCCTGCCTCGCATTTATAGCACTTGCCCTTGTCATACTATTTAGGTGCAGCAGGGAGACATTTGTTGCCCCCCCGATGCCCTCCCTTCCAGCTATATTATCTGGCGAGTCAGAGGACTACCCCGATGAGGCAGAGGAATACCCCGATGAGGCAGAGGAATACCCCGATGAGGCAGAGGAAGTCGGTGGTTTCGATGATTCTGACTTCAGTCTCAGTATGAAAAAAATAGAGTAATATACTAATGGGTATTTCGTATGCCTCCCTTGAAGAGGATGAAATAGTCCTTCCCGCCAAGGTTCAGGCCAACACCCAGGTGGCGGTAAAAAAACCAGTAAACACCAAGGTGTCAGGCTGGCAGGAGTTAAGAGAGGGAACGGAGTGTAACATACTTGTAATTTTCTTCATAACCAGTCTCGTCTATATAATGATGTCAGAATAAGTAATAAATTTTACAAAATTTTAAATGAATTTGTAAAATTTAGGTTTATGCGTCGGTATAGGTGCCCTCTGTAAGGGTGCTTTTGATATGTTCATATGCAATGTCATAGATAGTTTTATCGGATGGAAGGGTTTCGTACGTGGTTCTGTAGGGTATATGTTTAATAACCGACTTACCTGCAGTACGAGCGCTTTGTGAAAGCCATAACTTGGCAGTAAAAGACACGGTGAAGTGGGGTGTGCTGCGCTCTTCAACACCCTCCATGTCATAAGTTACGTCCTGTTCCCTGCGCATTTCAATTGACTGGTCAGCAATTGCCATGTAACAGTTTGAGATACTGTCTCCATACGAAGTGTCGATTGTATCTGACCGGATAATTCCCATTTATAGTAGGCCACATTTTAATTTCCGGTGTAGAACGGGCTCTTTGTGTTATTCTTGTTATTGGGCCTGTTCTTGTTCTTGTTATTGGGCCCGTTCTTGTTGATAGCCGACCCTGGCACGCTGTTATTAATAGACGAGGCTGGT